TCAGAGCAGCAAACAGAGAGTTGGCATGGATGGTATACTTAAATGATATGCCAGATGGTGAAGCAGAGACAGAATTCTTGTATCAGAAGAAGAGATATAAACCACAAACAGGTACATTATTGATCTGGCCAGCAGGCATGACACATGTTCATCGTGGGAACACAGTCTTTACCCATGATAAATATATTGCGACAGGCTGGTTCATTAAAATCCCTTAATCAAATGGCAGATATACGTGTAGTAGTGCAAGTAAATGCACTAGAAAGAATGATTATTGTCGATGGAAAGACACAATTCATCGAAGAGGACTATTGGAATGCCAATATCCAAAACATTCTTTATCCATTCTGGACATCAGATAGAGACCGTTTGATTCACTTGAATTACTTCAGTGATGGGTCATATGGTATTGAAAAGAAAAAATATGTGTATGATCGTGCGACTAAAGAAAGAGCATGGAAAACATACCAATGGATGGAACCCACTAATGATGAAGTAAAGACGATTGCTGAGACACTTAAAGAGAAATACTTTGAGTATCAGGATACTGAACAAGAGATCGTCCAAGAGAAATTATATAATGAGTTTGGTAGATGGAATAAGGTATCTTGGGAAGGTATCAGAATGATTAGAAACTATCTACTCTCAGATTGTGATTGGACACAGATGCCTGATGCTGCTCTTGATGCAGATACAAAGGCATTATGGACAACGTACAGACAAAAGTTGAGAGATCTGCCTGCAGACCATGATGGTCAAGATGCTGATGATGTTAAGTTCCCATTCAATCCTATCATGTACAAGGCATGGGAGAGTAAAGTTGATTTAAACAACGAGAAATTAAATGAAGGTATAGCATACCTATCAACATCTACTCAATTTGGAACATTTGACACATCGACGTATGGGGAGTATGCTAGAAGAATTGTATTGACAATTGCATCTAACTACAAAATTAAAAACCCTGATGTCATCTTCAAACCTGCACCTTATACTGAAGAGGAAGCAGCATCAATCTCAACTGAAGATGAATTAAATGCACTACTAGCAAAAATTAAAGCAAACAACGTTTAACTAAATTATGGATGATAAATTAAATATTCTCATTCTCACGATGGTGACGGGAGAAGAGGTGATTGCTAATCTAAAAGATCATGTAGAAACAGTTAATGGTGAAGAACAGAAGGTATGTTATAATATGATATACCCATTTACATTAACTAGATCAGGACCTATTAAAAATAAACAAGTTGGTGTTATCTTTACACCATGGAAATTCTTCTCGTCTGACACATCATTCTTGATTGGTTATGACAAGATTGTTAATATGTGTACTCCTCTACCTAATGTGGTTGAACAATACAAGCAAGCTTGTGATTCATTTATTAAAAGTTTAGCGGAGATCCAGAAACTATGATATATGAGTATGATTTCTTTGACCATAATCAATTAAGACAGATACTTAGTCTCTTTGATGCAGGTAAGTTTGTTGATGGTGCTAGGACAGGTCCTAAAGATAAACTGGTAAAGGACAATACACAACAAGATGATGTTGATTTGAATAAGATGGCAAATACTGCTATCGCTAAGATTTTAAGAAATTCTCCTATATCACATCTACATCCACTTAACAAGGCAAGTCCTTGCTACATGCTAAAGTATGAACTAGGACAGCATTATGCTGATCACGTTGATTACTGGGACATGTGGGGCAACAGAACAGATTACACTGCTGTTATCACACTGAATGATGATTATGAGGGTGGTGAACACTTCATTCAAATAGGAACAGAAACTATTGAACGAAGACTAGAACCAGGTAAGATTCTAATTTATCAATCTGATTTCATTCATGGTGTTAGACCAGTAACTGATGGTGTTAGAAAGTGTGTCACATTCTGGATGGAAAGTGCAATCCCTGATCCTACCATGAGATACTATATCACTGAATTGAATAAGTTATACTTGAAACTTCATGATATAGCAGAGGGTGCTGAGTTTGATTATGATACTCTGGTATTGCTTGACCACGTACGTTGTGGAATCATCAAGCGACAATTACAAATGAGAAATTAGTATGTCTTTGTTAACTGATATTATGTCGTGGGATACTATTCTCACGAAGGAAGAGATGCAGGAAATTGAAAGAATATGTAGTCGTGCTAGATGGCAGTGGGGTGCTACTTCTGATCATACAGCACCACATAAGAAATTCTGGAAGATGGATGTCAAGGGACATGCTATCTTTGATCAACATATTCCTGAGAAGATTAAGATCCTCGTACCATTTGAACATGAGATCCTTGATTACTATGTCAATGGACATACAAGAGGATTAGATGGTTTCATGCACAAAGATGATGCTGACTACACATTTCTAATATTCTGCAATCCTGTGTGGGATATTATGTGGGGTGGTAAGACTATGTTTGTGCAAGATGATGGTAGATTTGATGCTGTATTTCCTAAACCAGGATCAGCAGTGTGTTTCCCGTCAGACATTTTACATTGTGCAGAAGACGTAAGCAGAGAATTCTATGGTATTAGAGTTAGTGCTGCTTATAAATTAAAGAAAGTAGAGAACACAGATGCAGAACCTTCAGACATTTGATAGTGCTAGAGACTGGGATCAGATTGAAGCATATGCTTCTACTATCTCAGGTGCTTTAGTATATTGGGAGAACCCAAGATTAGAAGTGACATCAGATGATGCCAAGAAAATTGTATTGGATTACTATAAGATTGATGAGGAGATTCCAGCAGAACTTGCTATCACACTAGAGAGTAAGTATTATGGATACATTGAATTTAGAAATGCAGAAATTGCAGAAGAATTTGTGAATGACTATTTCCCTCGTAAGGATGAGGTCAGTGATGACACATACTGGTATCATTGTTATGTTGTGAAACCAGATGGTACAATACCATATGAAAATGAAGCATTACGTAAAGGAAAGAACGTGTGAACAGTGACGCAGCATTTATAATTCCAGTCTTCACACACACTGTCGAGAACTGGAGTGATTATAAAGAAGAGATCATCAATCTACTTGATGTTGAGGATGGTGATGGACATAAAACAGATTATTTTAAATATCACCAACAGGGTGAACTACCACCATATGCAGAAAGGTTGTTTGATATACTACAACCTTCATTGAAAGAATTTGATGATGTATACCCACATGCATTTCAGATTACAAATGTATGGGGTCAGAGATATGGTCGTGGAGACTATCATCAACTTCATAACCATGGAGCATTGGGTTATACAGCAATATTCTATGCACAATTAGAGGATGACCATAGTCCTACATCATTCTTCGCACCATTTCTTGACTTCATTGAGGGTAACGTGATAGAATACGTGCCTGAGGTCAGTGAGGGAGATGTCATCTTCTTCCCATCTTGCTTGACACATCAGTGTAAGGTGGTACAATCTGAATCAGAACGTGTCGTTTTCTCTTTCAACATCAGAAATGCTTGAATTTTGTTATGAACTCCCATATGAAGACCTTGACTTTACAGACGAAGAAACTCGCAAACTATATCGTATCGGAAGAGGCGAGCAAGGGGTTCTATTGGTTCGCCCTTATACAAACCTTATTTGTGCTCATTGGCGATTCAAAACTCCCTCAATAGCAACAGACTCTGCTAATAAAATCTTCTCAATGTATCTTGGATACTTGGTAGATGGAGACTTTATTGGTATGGACATGTGTCGTAAGTTTCTAGAAATGGGATTTACTAGATCAAGACGCTATGCTAATCATCGCTCAGGTACAAAGTATAATGACGATGGTAGTATTAAACCTCAAGAAGAAGACCACGCTGATTGTCACTTTGCCGAATCTGCACAAATCTTTAAAAAAGTGCGTGACATAGTTGCAAAAAGTGAGACATACATTAACATGAGAAAGGAATGGAGATCCAATGAAAGTACCTACGCAACCACAGTTGACACACTTGCAGCTGCAAGCAATGTTACGCGATCACAATATTCCAGAAAGCGAACTAAAGTACATCGGTGACCGCGTGTACCCTAACGATTTCAAAGGACATCCAGAGTATCATGGTGAGGTTATGCCATGGTATTTGATTGGTGGTGAGCATGAGGTACCAGTGTGTGACATCCAATCAGTTGATCGGGTAGAAGATGACGATGTTGTACCTGAGAATGATGGTTGGGGACCTCAATCATAAAGAAATCATAAAACCCCTTGCAAGATATCTTGTTCTCGTATAAACTATGTTAGTCAACGTTAGAATTCAATGAACTGGAACACAACAAAGGATGAGAAACGCAAAGATGCATTCTACATATTCTATGAAAGTGTTATGAAAGCAGATCATGAGTTACGTCGCGATGCCCATGAACAAAAATGTTTTAATGAGTTGATGGAGTGGCGTGATGAGGTTCTTGTATACCTTGACAAACGACGTAATGAAGAGTTCCAATGAAAAGTTATGAACAACAACGTAGGGATCGTCTCCAAGATGTTATTGACGATTACTTCCAAGATGAGAAAATCTCGTCACGACAAATATTTGAAGAGGTATTATCTTGCATCAATGATGTAATCAAATACCATGAGAAAGAATACTGCCGTGCTCGTGATCTTTACGATCTTATGAACGATCAATATCTCGCTGAGAAATGGCAGTATGACAAAATCCCAAATAGATATTAATGAACAC